CTCGCGAGCTAACCTAATATTGGTTTTGTTTGCACTTTTTTGTCCAAAAAAACCAAGCAAACCGCCTAGTGCTGATCCCGCTGCGGCCCAATCCATTAGAAATGATCCACCATGCCTGGCACACCATACAAAGGCATAGGTCTAACGCAGTTCATATCAAAATATCCGTCAAACAGAAACTCTGGTTCTGACGGTACTGCTACTACCCTTGAAACGGGTGGATTGTCTTCAATAAATGCGCTGTTCAATGCTGGTAAAGCGCTAAAATCTTGCGCTAAATGCCAACTGTCTAATGATGCTGCTGCGTTGCTTCTAAATGCACCTGTAATTATGCTTGGCTTGTATCTGTATTCCGCATACCTTTCTTGATAGCCAAACACTGCATCATCCACAGCTGTTCCTTGAAAATAAATTTCCTTATTCAATACTGCTTGTTCGCCAATGTTAGCTAACGCTGGCCAATAAAAATCGTATCGGGTTGACCGTGACCACATACGGTTTAACCCTTGCTGATAGGTTAGATCAGCCCGTACGTTAACAAGGCCGATAATAGTGCAATGCTCAGTAAAAGACTTAGTAAAACCAATGCCATCCAAGGTCGCGGTGCCCATCGCAGCAAGATTACCTTGAGGGGACGTAGCATCAGTACTACTGGTTTGAGCAATTGGACTAATGTTGACCATGCGCGTACCGCCGCCGAGATACTCTGAGCGCCATCCTGCAGACGGCGTGGTAACTCCGAAATGAGCTTTAATAATTTCGACATATCGCGTGCCTCCGCGCGCGTCTCTTTCTAGTAATTTTTGAACTTGGAACGCTTGGCGCAACTGGTTAATTGTAGCCGCTGTTGCATCGCTTAGATCTGCCTGTAAGCCTGTTGATGTTCCAGCAAAATACATTGCTCCTAATGCTGCTGATGCACCCAACGAAGCTGATACATTGCCGCCTGATGCAACTGATAAGTTACCTTGCTGGGTTCCTAAACTATTTTGGAAATAGGGTGCTTGGCCGTCACTAATTACTGGTGCTGTTGTACCTAAGGGAAGGTCTACACTCGAGCCTTTCTGTGGCCAAGGTAATGAACTCGTGAAATAGTCGTGCCGTTTACCTCGCTTCTGTAATACGTAACCAAATGTTGCACTTTCATCTGGTCCATCTGTTGTGACTTCCGTCAACGAGTCTTGTAAATTCTGATCTCTGAACCATTCATTCCAAACTCTGTAATATGCTCTAAAAGGCAAACTTGACGCTGCTTTATGAACATTTGAAACGCCTGTTGGCAAACCCATATAGTCGTATATTGATCCTTCTGCCATAACGTTGCTAGCTGCGTTATATAACGTCGGAACCGTATAATCTGTTGAATCTCCCGGGTCTATTTGCTCTCCGCAAAACTTAACCCAGTTATCCCACAACAACCTATTTGGTACGCTAAAGAAAAATACGTCCATAAATAAGTTATCCATTATCGGATAAATGGGCGTAGCCATACGGCTAAAAGCCGTTAGCTTTACCTTGAACGTATCGCCAGGCAAAGCTTCATCAACCAAAATAGGAATGAGATAACCACTATCAAAAGTAGTTTTGATAGTGTGCGACCTATTAAAACTCGATCGTGGGATTTGTACCGATGGGACTTCACTGAACGTGTGATTTGTTGTGTGTGATGGTCTACGACTCATATTCAATTACCTTTTCGTTTTTTGTTGCAATGAATTCAACTCCATTGCCAATAGTGCTTTTATTAGTGGTTGGTTCTCCGGTTTCGTCGTCGAAGTCAGCAATTTTAAATAATGTGTAATCCGACGGATGTTTGCCAAATTGGTGTTCTTCACTGTTTACACAATCTCCGAAAGTTCGCGTTGCCATGCCAATCTCTGGCAGGATAAACGGTGGCAAAAATGCCTTTGCTTTCTCGTCGTATATACTGAACATGTGGTACTTCATTCGCTCAACCCTCTTTTTAGTTTTGTTACTCGTGCTGTTAAGCACTTTTCTTTTACTCTTAACCGTTCTAGGTTATTGTCTTCTGCTCTTGCTTTTGCCGCTTTTACTCTACGTTTTCGCACCAACTCTGCTTCAGCTGGTTTTGTCTCTTTATATCTAGCCCAATAATATTTGGGCACTATTCTCTTTTTACCCTCGAGGACGAGCTCGTCCCTCGGAAAGACATCTGACTCGTATTTATCTATCCATTCTTGACCAATGCCGGGCCTCCTAGACATGGTCGTGTACTCCGGTCGGACGTTGTACCAAACGCCGCCTTCCAACTTTTTGTAATAGTCTTCGGCCATTTCACCTCCGACTTTTTTCATTACATATCGCGCGACATATCCCGCGCTTTGAGTTGTCACTTCTCCGATGGTGACAAATCCCAGGCCCCACACATCTTCCAAAAACTTAGATGTGTATAACTTTGTACCGTCG